ATACAATCACGGACCGGGTCGCGGGCAGCGTGGCGGGGTTCGGTGCAGCGTTCGACTGCTGCAGCCCCTGTTGCGTCCCGTCGACCAAATCAGGATCTACGTCCTCGTCGTAAACAGTGGCAGAAATATCGCCTGCATCCGCGTCCGCGCCTGCGCCCGCGCCCGCGATATTATCGCGTTCCTGCTTGTGCACGTTCAGTCTGAATTGCAGCTCGTTCGTAGTGGATTTGTACAGCAGCGTCGGAATCCCGTTTATGTCCAGCACGGGAACAAACACCCCACCGTTCTTCATAACGTTCGGCGGGTGCGGGATAAAAAACAGCCACGCGCTGAACGCGTAATCGTACTTGCGTTTGGTCTTGTGCGAACAGTCCGACGTGCGAACAATGCCCGCATTTTCCAGAGTGCCGAGATCCTTGGTTCTGCGCAAATCGGCTATTTCGGGCAGAACCGTCTTGCTGCTGTCATACGTGAGCGCCCGAGAAATTAGCGGAACCAGAAAATAGAGTCCAACGATAACCGCCTCAACACCCAGCAAGATCCACATCGGTTTCGTGGCCATATTAAATTCCCGTTTCACGATCTCGACCATGTCCAGGATGAAGCACGGAATGTATTTCAGGATCTTCAAGATGAACAGCGAAATGCTCGCGTTTTTTTTCGAATCGTACGCCTCGTCATTTTTTGAAATCGCGTTATATGCGGCAAGCACTGCAGTGAGCGCGATTAAAACCGCCACAATAAGCAACACTATTTTAAATGCGCCGACAATTCCGCCCGGGTAGTTCGTTGATACGAAAACGATAACCGATACGATAAGCGCCAGAGCGGCGACTATGATGCCGCCAAGTCCAACAAAGGATACGAATCGGAAAAAATTCGAAATATTTTCAATTATGGTTTTGTACGTGCCGTCCATCCCCAATTTGTAGGCGTATTTGTATACAAACGTGTCTCTGTATTTCTCGGACTCGAATTCGGACCGGTCCTGGGATGCATCCGAAAACGCGTGCAGCGGAAACCACGGACTGAACATCACGATTCCGAGTAACAGCGCGATGCCTATTATGAACAGCGCGGGATATACCCCGTAAAGTTTGATTTTTTGTAGCGTGGGCGTGGAATCAAACACGTCCAGCATTACTCGAGTCGTTAGGATGTACAAGCTGACCGTCACGAACCACCCAAACAGCACCAAACATAGTAAGAACATTATCCAGTTTTTTTTGGTGGGTCCGTTTATTCCGACGCCGCCCACCGATCCAATAATTTTATATGCTGCTTCTAAATACGGCGGTTTTTCGCTTTCATCACCGTACGATTTAGCTTTCTTGTATAAAAGACTGGCAGCGACAATAATCACGCAAACGACGCCGGTGAACACGCCCATGAATGAGAACGCCTTGGCGTACCGCTCCTTATTTTCCTTGTCATTTTTTTCAGCCGTTGTTTCTGGCATTTATTATTTTATTTTATTTTAATAATATATAATATATAATATATAATATATATATATACTATATTATAATATTAGCAATTAGCCATAGCCCTAAACAAAATGAACCAACAAACGAAAGGAGCCGTGCTTAGCGATAGGTATGTTCCAGATTCGGCCACCGTTTTAGGTGATATGGCCGGCGTGGTTGGTGCAGTGGGTTCCCGATCTGCAAATTTTGCATCATCGATGTCATTGGCGGATATGCTCAACGTCGGTGTCACAGCTATTGCGGCGAAACGAGGCGATCATTTGATGGGTATGCCCGCTACAGCCGCCGGGGTTGCGATTAAGTCCGATCCCAGCAATTTTTTGTCCGCTGCCGCATTGAGTGGTGGATGGGCGCTCACCGGTGTCGTGGGACTGTCCATTTATATTATTGGAAACGTCTACGTCACGCTGCATCAGCGTCTTCTAGCCCACCATGACGTGGTTGTTAGTTTGTATAAATGCTACGGAATGCTATTAAGAATCGAAAATTTTTTAAAGGCTGCAGAAATATATTGCAAGACCTATGATTTTCAAATAGATTCTCTTGAAATTCAGGATGATTTGGTGAACGTGTTTAGGGTATTGGACGAAATAACAACACAGGATGATATTAAAAAGGTTTACGCAAACGTACAACAGGGTATAACGTTTACTCTTGATTCGGCTGGACCCAATAACGATCAGGTTATTGCGTCTCCGACACAAGGACACCCATTTAAATCATTTTTTAGTAACAGAGGGCGCGCTATATTGAACAGCACCGGCGCCGTACTTCATAAGCTTACGACAAACGTTACCAAATGGTGTAACCGATTTAACGCTGTTATGATTGAAATAAATATGCATTTTACGCTCTTAACCAGCGAGTTCTTTATGTTGGCGAACATTTACCAAATGCGGTCACCCACGCAGAAAAATGAGGATTTTGCCAATAGGATGATGAATGATGCAGTTATTAACGACAAACAAAATCCGTTATGGTGCATAAAACTGCAAATTATGCTCGCTCCATTCCTTCGCGTCCGAAATATTTTGTTTTCGTGCGCGTTAAGCACAAATACCGAACTTTGCCGTTTAACCGCCAACAGGGAGATGCAAGCTATCGATAGAACAAATGGGTTCAACGGAAAAGCATTATGGGCATATTTAAAACGGTTAGTTCGATTATATACGATTGATGAAGCTAAAACCATCAATGTTGGTCTATTTTTAGATATATTGCGGAATGCGGTAGAAAATGTAGAAGCTAATTGCTATTTCAAGGATCTTCACCAGACCGATCATATACGTAGTACGGTAAATGAACTTTCAACATTGTTAGTGCATCAAAATATTTCCAAGGATCACGCGCTATTTATGAAGGTGATTAATCTATTGGATGAAATATATAAGATAGTATTGGCTTGTGGACGCGCCAATCAGCAAGGTTTTATTAATTTAGAATCAAATCAGTTTCATTCGGATCATTTCACGGCTTCGCGGATGCACTACAAAGAACGCGTGTCCACCAATTTAGAATTAGTGGCAGCTAATCAACTGCGTCCTTTTGTTTACGCCAATGACGCGGAAACGTTTTCAAACATTGACGAAATTGCTAACTTTGTAACGGGGAAATGTACAACGATTAGCCTACTCCCACCTACAGTCAACGAACACGCGTATGATGTGAGAGCACACTCAACTGAATCAGATCATGCGATTGTGGTTAGACTACGCAATATGATTCGTCCCACAATAACTACCGATGCTGCCGCTGCTGACGACGCTGCTGCTCTCGCCGATGCGGTATCTGCCAGCGTTATACCAGGGCTGACGGAAGTTCAAAAGGCATATAATACGCTCTACAAATTTGTAATGAAGTTTGATCCGAGCTCCACCAGATTGGCTAATATAGTAGAATGGCGCGGAAGATGGTTGGCTGGATGCATATTATTAATAGAACGAGCATTAACTGGTGCGGTGCTATTGTCCAAACCAGATATTGATACTATATGCGTAAAATGCAAAATCCTTATAAATATGATAAAGAATCACGCTCCCAAACAATCACTTAACCAAATGCCATTTTTGTTTGAAAATACGACTATGGTAATTATTATTAGAAAAATAACTACCCTATCAGAATCAGTGAGGGTATCAGCAGCAGCAGCAGCAGCAGCGCCAATGCAGTTATCCGGCTTGGCTCTACCTCAGCCGCCACAACCACAACAGCCACAACACCAACAGCCACAACCAACCGAATTGTCCAGATCGGCAAAAGCTCTTAATACATTGAATGCAATTGGTAGCGTGCTTAGCGCGCCATTCAAATGGAAATCTAAAACCTCGGCGGTTGAGCTTACGGATAGGTTGTTAAACAAACCCGAATCCAGTGGCAGCGGCACTGGCGCCGGTGGTGGAAGAAACAAGCTGCGAAAAACAACGCGTAGATTTAACCGTAAGTGTAATCGCACTAAACGGTTATGCGCGCGTAGTCGTTTAAGTTTAAGAATAAGAAGAAGAATAAGAAGAAGCCATACTCGGCGGCGGTGAATTTAAATTTTAAATTTAGCAAAAGAAATAAAAATAAGAATAAAAATAATTATATCGATAGACTACATATACTACATATACAATGTTTGAGAATATGAATTTTCAGCGAATCGTGCTAATGATAGCCGGCGTATTGCTGCTTGGGTTTTTAGCAGTAGTTATATATTCCATGTTGAAGGCCGATGCAACCGGAGACTGGCCTCCCGTAATATCCAATTGCCCGGACGGTTGGGTGATGGATGCTGACGGAAAAACGTGCAAAAATCTGAACGGGCTTACTACTGCCACGTCGTGCGGTAGCAGCGTTGATTTCACGGCCCCCAAATATTTAGGGCAAGGTGGTCTGTGCGAAAAATATAAATGGGCTACGGACTGCCGGGCAAATTGGGACGGAATTTCCAATAACCCAAATGTGTGCACGGTTAAATTAAATTAATTAACTTATGCGTGCGAATTATACTATTTAAATTAAATAGTATAATAGTATAATAATCGTATAATAGTATAATATTATAATGAACATATTTATTGTTCGCAAATATTTAACAACTTTTGCCGTATTGCTCTACTTGATCGCATTTTTTTCAATCCAGCAATTAAAGCCCGGGTTTTTGTACAATTCAGACGGCAGTTTAAGAGAATTTGGAATTGGCTACAAACGTAAAACCGTGATTCCAATCTGGCTGCTATCGATCGTGCTGGCGATCGTGTGCTACCTGACCGTGCTGTATTTAGTAACCCCGTCTCCAAAATATCTTTTTTAGATTTTATTCATTTTAAATATTTTATTATTTAGAACAAAAATAATAATATATATATATATATATATAATATATAAAATATATAATATATATAATATATAAACTTAAATGTTAGCTAATTTGTTGAATGGTGCGGGTATTGAAAGCAGTGGTAGTGGCGGCGACGGCAGTGCTCCGATGAGCGGTGGTTGGCGCCGCAGGCACCTTAAGGTGTGCAGAGTAGGATCGCGCAGGTGCTATAACGACAACTGCGTTCGCACATCATCTCGCAGATACCGGACGACGGCGAGGGGTCGAAAGTGTCGCATCGGATCACGCAAATGCCGGGACAACCGGTGCCATAAAAGAAGGGTGCGTTATTCTAGACGGATTCAGTCAATTCGAACACCTTCCCCAGCGTATAATCTTCACCCTTGATAAATAATTCGTGATAAATATCCGCATAGAATCAGCACGAGTGGTGCGTTCATAACATTCATTTATAATATATATTTATAATAAATGAATAATTTAGAGCTTTTACAGGTGCATCGTTTTGATAAAAAAATTAGATGTGGAACAAATAGAGACGGTGGCTACGTAATAGCCGAATTGGACGGAGGGTACGATTGTTATATTTCCGCCGGAATCGCGGATGAAGAGAGTTTTTCACGAGACTTTATCGATAAATATAATATGGATGAAACCAATAGCTTTGGGTTTGATGGGACGATACATAACTACCCATATCATTATACCAAAAAAATTTCATTTATGAAAAAGAACATAAATACCATAAACGACGACGGCAATACGAATTTGTCATTTTTGATGGATGTCTATGCTAATATTTTTTTAAAAATCGATATAGAGGGCGGTGAATATCCATGGCTATTGCAAACAGAAGACGCCCAATTAAATAAGTTTAAGCAGATTGTCATTGAGTTTCACGGAATTACAAATGACGGTTGGAACTGTAAATATGCCGACAAAATAAAATGTTTGGAAAATTTATCAAGAACGCATTATATTGTACACGCGCACGGTAACAATAACGGACCTGTTGTGAATAATATACCTGACGTTATTGAACTAACGTATGTTAATAAAAAATATTTTGATGCGGTTCCGGAAATGAATATGCAGCCATTGCCGATTGATAATTTGGATTTTCCAAATATTGGCAGCGTTGACATTAATTTAAATTGTTATCCGTTTGTTGATATTGTTACTCCGCCTTGAACGATGACGGCAATTCGTTGATGGTGGTGTTGTAAAAGATTTCAAAATCGCGCATTTGTTTCATATCCCGGCGAGTAATGAAGCTGATGCCGGTTCCCTTGCGCCCCCAACGCCCGGATCGTCCGATTCGGTGCAGGTACGTGTGCACGCTCTTGGGCAGGTCGAAATTGATAACGGTGCTCACTTGCTGAATGTCGATTCCGCGAGCGGTCACGTCCGATGAAATGAGCACTCGGTATTTCCCTGCTTTGAAATCGCTGTACGCTTCGTCGCGCTTGTCTTTTTCCATTCCGCTGTGTATGCAGCACGCGGGATACCCCTTTAAAACCATTGCCTCCGTCAAGTCCGACACGCGCTTCACATTGTTGCAATAAATAATGGACTGCGACATTGAAATGGTTTTAAACAGGTCTTGCAGCGTCTCGAATTTACCGTCGTCGTCTTCGAGCGCGATATAGTACTGGCAAATACCCTCCAGCGTCAGCTGCTCCGCTTGCACCAGAATCTTCACGGGGTCGCGCATAAATTTTTCAGACAGTGCGTGTAATTCCTGGGGCATCGTCGCGCTGAACAGGCACACTTGAACGTCCTTGTTCAAAAACTGCATTATATTGTAGATCTGGTCCTTGAACCCGTACGACAGCATTTCATCGGCTTCATCCAGAATGAACAGGCGGATCGTGCGCGTGTTTATAAAACGGCGGCGGATCATATCGTGCACGCGGCCCGGGCATCCCACGATAATTTGCGGCGTGTTCTGTTTAAGTGTGCGCGCGTCATCGTCGGTCGATGTTCCGCCGACGAGCAGCTGCACGACCAGCCCCGGCATCTGGCTGCCGAGATTTGTGAGAACGTCGTGCGTCTGTTTCGCGAGTTCGCGCGTGGGCGCCATAATAAGCGCCTGCACTTCACGCTTTGCAGTATTAACGATTTGCAGGGTGCCGACACCAAATGCGCCGGTTTTGCCGGTTCCCGACTGCGCCTGCGCGATCACGTCGCGGCCGCCCATCATTGGCAGTATTGCGCGCTGCTGTATGTGGCTCGGCTTTTCAAAATTGTAGGCGTAAATTCCGCGAAGCAGCTGCGGGTTCAGTTCTTCTACGTCCTCCCACGCGGCGAATTCGAATTTTGCGGTGTCCGATGACGCAGACGATGATGCAGACGATGATGCAGCCGATGTATCAATGCCGTCATTGGATGTGGATGTGGATGTTGTAGTTGGTGTTGTCATACTATTATTTAATTAAATATAGCTGTATGTGCTAGATTTAATTAGCGTATTTTGTTTAAATCGTTTAGCTAGCTTATTTATTTATTTATTTATTTATTTATCTTATTTAACGAGCATACATCAAGCCGCAGTTTCCGGACGCAAACGTCAGCACGTTGTAGCGCTCCTCCAACACCGTAAAATCAAACGTGTAATTGTATATGCGCCAGTTTGTTTTATTCACGCCGATGGGAAGTCCGGTGGTCGGATCGCAAATGGTGTGGAACGACGCGTTCGGATCCAGCGTGGGGTAAATTGTGGATATTTCAAGCTCGATTTGCGTGAATTTGCTCATATTGATGGCACCCGACGGCTGCAAATCCTGCGGGTCCGTGTTGATGCAGAAATTGTAGCAATACAGCCCTGGCGGGGGGTTGCCGTTGGTCCGCACGTATTTTTCAACGTAGTTGTAAATCCCGGAATCCATAATATTTTCGCGGTACTTTCCGTTCAGCATAATGCCCATCGTGTTCAGAATATCGCGCTGGTTCTGGGATTCGAATGGGCCGGTAATGTGCAGCCCCGTGCGGCGGTTCGATTTTTGTTCAACGCGCCCTTGCGCGTCCATTAAATGTGGGTTTCTGCCCGGACCCAGGTACACGCATTCGCTGGCCGAAATGGGCATCGACCACCCCTGTGAGGCGTGACCGACGTCGAAAATTTCCTCACCGGGTATGATGTCGTACGGCAGGTACTCGTACGGCCAGTTCGAATAATTGCTCCACTCGTTGCGCATCGACACGTCGCTGCGCTGGAAAAAAAACATCCAGTTGGCAACCATCCCGAGCGAATTTTCCAGCTTTACGCGCGAATTCCCCGTCACGCCCTTATACTCCCACTCGTAAACGGCCTTTATCAAGTACTTTTGCTCGTTGGCGGCGAATGCCGCCGTCTCTTCCGCGGACAGAAACCCGTACGTCGCAATAAGGTGAACGTCCGCATTCCAGTCGGTGCGCTTGTCGCCGTACGAATCCGCGGTGAGCTCCACGTCCGGCGGCGTCTGCAGGAACCGGTAGAACTGGTGCTCGGGAAGGATGTAGTTGGATTGTACGTACGGCCACCCGTTCCCGCTGTCGGTCACGTCGCGAATGGTGTACAGCTCGCGCACCGGACGGATCGTAACATCGATTTGCAGCGTGTTGTACTGCAAGCACACCAAGGGGAACGCCATCTGGCTGCTCATTGTGAACCACGCATTGATGGGAATGTAGAGTTTGCGCCCGCGAATGGACGGCTCCGCGCCGCGCTGATCCGGCGTGTAATACGCGTTGGGGTACTGGTTCACGCGCGCGCCGCAGCACCCGGGGTTGTTCAGTTCGCGCACGTTGCCCGTCATTTCGTCGTAGAGCTGGTGTTTCGCCGCGGGATAGTCGCGCTGTATCATTGCCAGCAGGTACTTGCCGGAAAAATTCTGCAGGATTTGGCCGCCCACGGAAATGGTTATGTCTTTGATCATGTGCGTGCCCAGATCCTTGATCCACTTGAATTCGTACGGCGCCCATTTATCGGCGGCGGTGGCGGGAGGCATAATGGGGCTCCAAATTGTGGGCAGCGTGATGCACACGTAGGTGTCCATCAGGAGTTCGGCGTAGCGCGGGACGTAGAACGTGAATTTCGACTCCTCGGTCATTCGAAGTTTGCGCTGGCCATCGAAATCAACACGAAATTTCTGAAGTCCGAAATTTGTGTATTTCTTAAATGTGGTTTTAAAAAATGATTTTTTGGGGTTTCCATTTAAGATCGTATTTTGATTTCCGTATGAAATGAGATTTAGTAATCCGCCGGGCATTTTCTGTTTTCGATTTTAGGAGCGATTCGTTACTATTCGTTATATTATTTAATTATTTATTTTTATATTAAAACAATATAATATAATTATAATTAAGAAACTTGCAATGTCAACAGGAGCAGGAGCAGGAGCAGGCGCAGGAGAAGGAGCGGTAGGAGCGGCAACAACAGCCGCA